TTAGCTTATTGAACCAAGACAGTTATACTCCAGGTAATGGTTTCTATACTGCAACCGACACTAAAGATTATATTAAAGTAACTCTTGAATCTGGTGCAGAATTTAAACATACGTTTGATTTAACAACTGATTTCTTAGACTACTCAGTGTTACAACCTAACAAATTAGTATTAGGAATTAATCTTGCAAACAAAGCATTAGTTGATGAATTCATTAAAGTAAACCAATACATTAAGGCACAAACAACTAGTGGAAGAACGAGATTAGTTAAAATTATCTCTATTACTTCTAAGACTGAATTAAGTCCATATCGTTTAGAGTACACAATCACTACAATGTCCCCATCTACTGAAGAAGTAGTAGGATTAGATGTGACTGGAAATACTCTTCAAGTGTACAAAGGAATTTATAATTTCGTAACTAACTTGAAAGGCCAATACCTTAAAGGATTTAAGATTAGACAAGAAAGTCTTCCAAACTCAACAGCAGACAGACAAAGTTCGATTCTTTCTTACTTATTTACAGATACTTCTATTCCACAAGCTCTTGCAAATGGAGAATTAGTAGACTTTAGATATGTTGTTGATACTTACGAAGGAGAAATTTCTGCAAACTCTAAATATTATTTAGCTAAGATTGCAGCAATGAATGGTCAAGCTATGGCGATCTTAAATACTCCATCAATCAAACAATTCGAAGAATCAGTTGACCCTAGCTTTATTAACACTGCAAACAAATTGGTTTCTGCAGAGCTTATTTCGCAAGGTGGAGATTTAGCATTGAATCCAAGCTACTTGTTTAAATTTGCTGAAGAGGATGTAAATGGAGTTCCATTATCGTCTTATGCAACTTACTATTTCCCTAACTTAATTGTAAGAAGCGGAAGCAAAAACATCTCAGTTCCTCCAGCAGGATACATTTCTAACTTATATGTTAGAAAATTCAAAAATGGAACACCATTCTTGATTGTAGCCGGTGGAAAACGCGGAGCAATCAATGATGCAGATGTAGTTGGAATTGAGTACGACTTAACCGATGAGGATAGAGATTATTTAGAGCCAGTAGGACATAACTTAATTGTTAAACGTAGAGGATTTGGTATTATCTTGTTCTCTAACAATACTGCATACCAAAGAATTAACTCAGCTCTAAACAATGCTCATATTCGTGATAACTTATCTACAATTGAGAAAGATATTGAGAAGATCCTTTTCAACTTCTTATTTGATTTTAACGATGAGATTACAAGAATGAGAGTTAAAACAATTGTTCAAAACTACTTAGATGCAGTAGTAGCTGCAAGAGGATTAAGCTCTTACGAGATCATCTTTGATTCTTCAAATAATGGAACTGAAGTAATCTCTGCAAATACTGCGATCATTGATATTAGAGTAGATTTCCCAAGAGGAATTCACAAATTTATCAATCGTATCACAATCACTAGAGTAGGAGGACAATTAAGTTCTGAAACGACAGGATTTATTCCAAGCTTCTAATCTGAAGATACCTAAAAAAGAAAAGGAGAAGTTTTTAAGCTTCTCCTTTTTTTATTCCTGTCACTCCAAGTTTGTGAATACCATACGGGTGTTTCAACCCTTCGCCTGTTATAGCATCGGTATCTGTCTACAAACAACTCCATCTTGGAATGGATTCTAATATACCTACATTTCTGTAACTCTCTTTAGCACGTTACCTATGCAAAGGTTTGACCTTTATATTAATACTGTTAATATCCCCAGTGTACAAGGCTTTGGATTCTTTTAAGGACTGTTGATTTACTCTCTTTGTAATAAAGATTTCGCATCTCACCACTTATTTGTTTGCGTTCAGCAGAAAATTTTATAAAGGATTGTGTGAAACATTTATAGATAACGAATCCTTTTTTATATGATTAATCGTATCATCAACTATTTTCTTCCGTTTGGGTCGAACTTCAGGTACTTCAACTCTAATTGTATCATATACTATTTTTCGCTCAATTATTGGTTCTTCTTTTTTAGGAGGAACAGGTTCAGTAGGTTTGCTTGAGTGAAATTGAGTCCCAAAAAATAATAAAAATCCAATTATCGCTAGTGGTATGCTAACTATTGCAAATCCAGTATAAAATAAAGAGGTCATTTTATTGGGTTGATTTTGCATGAGTTAAGTTTTTATAGATATTACTTAATGAATGTTTAACATTCGAGCGAATTTCAGTTTCCATTGCGGCTCTTCTCTTTTCGACTTCAATATCGAACATGTTTGAAATTCGAGTCATTGCCGTGCCCCAAAGGTCTATGTTATAACTGTAGTTATGATTAACAATGGTTATTTGATTTTCTTCAATAATAATGAAGATTTGGTCGTCTTCGCTCTTAATGTATCTCTTACCTGAAATTGGTGACATTAGGAGAACGCTATCGTCTTGATTAATAAGAGCTTTACATACATAAAAACATTCCTTTTCATAGGCACTTGGCTCGCGAGTTTCTTTAGTTTCAAAAAGTCGAAGCCATTTGATAGCTATAAATTGTAATAGTCGCTTAGCTTTATGTTTCATTATTTTTTGTTTATTCGAATTCGTCTAAACTAACTTCATCTTCATTGTCCAAAATAGCAATTACCTCATTTGCTAGGATAACATGGTGTTTTTCTCCTTGGTAGAAGATATCAGATCCAGCAAAACGATTGTGGAGAATAATGTCTCCAGGTTTTACTAGCATTGGGTTATTTGTACTTCCGTCGCCACAGGCAACAACGATTCCAATATTTGGTTTCTTAACGGCTTTTTCAGGAATCAAGATACCCTGTTTGGTTTGGGTCTCTTTTTTTCTTGGTTTTACTAGGATTCTTTCGTATAACGGCTTCATAGCGTTGATTGATTATTTTTTAATGTTGAAAATTCTTTTGAATTAAATTTAAGTACTTGATATTCACCGAAGAATTGTACTAGAGCGTCTCTGATTTCATCAGGGAAAACTTGAGTCGATAGACGTATAATCTTAATATTGAAAATTAGGTGTTCTCTAAGTTCCTCTATTTTATTCGTATCCTTTAGTTTGTTTACTATACTAATTTCTTCAATGAAATTTAAAATAAAGTTCTCATTTAATTCATCTAATAGAGAAATTAATGAGTCTCCATACTTTTGCTGAAGATTTGAAATAATCTTTTTAGCTTTAGATGGAGTAATATTTACTAGTTTTGGAATGTTGTCAGATTTATCACCCAATAGAATTTTACTAAGTACATCATCAGTAAGATCTACAGGAAGTTCAGCATAGTCTTTATTTTTAAAAGCCTTGATGATCTTGTCAACACTTGAACCAGTAATGTGTGATTCGTTTAGGGAAAAGAAGTCCTCTTCTTCTTCCTCTGCCATTTCGGGAATCAAAGTAGGAGGAACAAAGATTTTCTTTGTTTTACTCATCTGCTTTGGAACGATTAGCATTACGTTTTTATTTGGAGTCCCGACTAACTGTTTTAAGTCTTGATCGACAGAATAAATTAGGATATCGGTCGATAACTTTTCGCATAAGTATGCAATAATATCGTCGCCTTCAGTTCCTTTAAAACGGTAATGGTTTACTCCACACTTTTCGTTTAGCGCAGGAATAATTACCTGTTGAAAGTAATCAAAGAAGAGATAGTGGTGGTCGTCGTATTTTCTAGTTCCTTTGTATTTAAACTCGGTTGGGGCAGAAGTAGTTTTAAAATCTGATCTTTCAAAGAAAGAAGAAATGTATTCTTTTCTCCAACTCTTTGAGTCAAACACAAAATGCACGCTATCGAGTGAAGACCCGATAGGTGCAATTAGTGAATTAAAATAAGTAAAGCAGAAATTTCTAAAAGAAGTTCTAATGTGTTCTTTAAGAATAAACCCACCGTCATTAAATAGATCGTTGACATAATACGCTTCGTCAGTCCTCTTGTCCTTTGCTGCTTGTGACTTAGCCACACTGATTGCAACATTTATAAAGGCATTTCCATCAACAATTAAGTCCATTTATATTTTAGTCTTTTACGGGTTCACTATTTTCACTATTTTCCTGTGCTGGAGTAGAGTTTTTACGAATTATACGAATCGCAGTTGAAAGAACTTCTGATTCTAAGATGTTAAATGCTCCTTTTGCTTGTGCAAGGTTTGCGGATGCAACCAATACAAATAGCGCTTGACCAAGATTCATCTTTTGTAAGAAAGATTCGTAAGACTCGTCGTCCTTATAAGCAATAGTACCAAATAGTACGTTCTTTTTTAACTGTTCAGCTTGCTCTGGAGAAATAGTTTCTTCAGTTTTGCCAACTTCAGTTTGTGCTTCTGTCTGTTCTAATGTTTGTTCTGACATAATAATATTATTTTTTTATAGATCTTTGAATAAATCATCGTACTCATCAGCAGGTTCAGTAGCTAATGGAGCAGCGTCTTTAGTTTTTGCTGGAGCAGCTGGAGCGTCTAATCCAAATTCTAAATCATCATTTTGTTTAGTTGGATTGTTTGTTTTTCCAGGCTTCATTTTTCCACGAATAAGATCGTTCATCTTTTGATCTTTACTCTTTCCGAGGATCATTTCCAAAATTTGTCTTTGAGGAATTGCCGCAAGTACTGCTTCTGCAACTTTTTCGTAAGTTTCCTCAGTCCATTCTTGGTGGAAGTACTCGTCCATTTTTGGAGTATTCTTAGTTAAGAATTCGTTTACAAGCTTTATTGCTTTTTCATCGTTCTTAACTTGAACTGAGGTGTCTCCGATTTTGAAAACAAATGGAGTTACTTCATCCATGAATTTACACTTAGACCAATCTCTGAAATCTTTTGTTTTCTTACCAACTACGCAAAGGAAATCTTTTCCTTCTAATAAATGGTATGGATTGATTTTCTTAACGCCATCTAATCCATCAAGTTCCTCAGGATTCATCTGCTGATCGATAACTTGATCAATTTGATTTCTGAATTTGAAGATTTTGATTGATCCTTCAAGATCAGAGCGTTGTGGATCTTTCTTGATGTATACTGCTGAATGATGCGTATACCATCTTGAGAAATTTTTTCCGATTTCTTCAACTAACTCAGGCTCTTCTTTTTTAAGACCACGTAAAGTTGATTCAATTGTCCAAAGGATTGATGGCTGTTCCACATTAGATGGACAGTCGATAATCAATGCCTCCTTAGTTAATGGGTTCCAGAATTTAGCCGAATATTTAGTGTACTTGCTCTTTTTCTTATCGAAAACATACGGCAAGAACCTAAAGACTGACTTATAGGAACCGTTGTGTGCATTAGGATCCGGATCGTAAACGTGCGGATCGCTTTTCTTTGTTTTTTGCGCGTTCTTCCCTTTTGAGATCGCGTCATCTGGTAGATCAAAAAAATCTGTCATAATGTATATATGTTTATTTGTAATTCTTTTACTAGTGATTTGGTAAAAGTTTTAAGAAAAAACAAAAAATGCCTCAAAAAGAGGCATTTTAAGAATTTTGTATAAGGTGAAGATTATGCTTTAACTTTACTTTCTTCAACTAACGTTTGGCGCAAGTCTTTTGCAGAATTTTGGATTCCAGTCATCTGAGCTTTAACTGCAGGGTGTTTAATTGTTTTTCTGATCTCTTGCATTTTCTT